TTGATTGTTTTCTACTAATACTGGTTTTTGACTTGTTAAACTTTCATGCAATTTTATTTCATATTCTGTAACTGTGTCAAATTGAGGATTATTACTTCTCCATTCGTTAAGTAATGTTTGTATTGTAGCGTATAGTCTGTATTGCTTTATTTTTGTTTCAAAAATAACACCTTTACCAAAAGTATAGTTTAAATCTTTAATAAGGCTAGACTTTTCACTTTCTAATACTTTATTGTCAAACATATGATTACATGCAGTTTTAGCTTCTTTTATAATAGCTGTAGCGAGCGTGTCTGATGTTTCTTTAGTTTCAGAAAGAGCTTTAAAAAGTTTATATTCTTTAAAGAGTTGAGTACCTTCTTTAAAGTTGTTTTTTATAATACTAATTGCTTTTTCGGCGCTTTTGTTATCATCTTCCATCAGTCTTTCACAAACAAAATTAATAATTTGTTCATATATTATACCAATGTTTCTTTTTTTATTATGATTCTTCGCCATCATCAGCTCCCTTGTTTTCAAACATATCATCATCTATAATTATATCATAATCTTTATCGTTATTTTCTTTTAATAACTTATTTGTTTTTATATTAATTGACTTGGACATTTTTTCTAAATCTTTTGACATTCTATAAGATAGTTGTCTGTCGACAAAGTCGTTAATCACTGGGCTTTTAGGCATCACATTATCAAACAAGCCGACATCAGTGCTAGGTAGTTCTAATGCACCACCGTCTGCCCATGTACTTTGTATTGGTGTGTGTCCAATATCAGCCTTTAAAGGATTTTCAGTTCTTTTTCTTGTATTTTTTCCGCCTTTAACATTAGCAGTAGGTTTAATCGGGTTGTTAGAATTTTTATCTTCGTCTTTATTGATACCTGCGTTTCTCATCTCATCAGCATCAAGCTCACTAATTAAATCATCAAACTGAGAAAGCTCGTCCTCTGACATTAATTTTCCTTTTTTAACTTCTCCTGCAAATAGTCCTCCTGCACCACCTTCGGCGCCACCTTCGTCACCCCCACCTCCAAAGAGACCTCCACCACCTTCGTCTCCGCCGCCAAAATCGTCTCCGCCAGCATCAGCCTCACCGCCAGAGTCTTCATCACCAAAGATATTACTAGCTGTTTCAGGCAGTTGTAAACCTTCAAGCTCCATTTCACGCAACTTATCTTTTTCGCGTCCTCTTTCAATGCGATGAATCTCATCGTCATTAAGATCAATAATATGCTTTCTAATCCACTCCTTATCGACAAAGCCTTCAGGTGCTTGTCCTGCAATTTCAAACTTGGTTCTAATTAGTTCCAGTTTTTGCTGTTGAGCAACACTTGATGGATTGCATAGTTTTAATTCAAAGTCTAAAATAGCTTCATTTGTGTAACCATGTGAGTATAAATGAATCATTGCTATTTTGTTTAGCTCTGAAATTATTGTTTTTTGAATTCTTTGAATTGTTCTACTAAATCTAATGTCTTCTTGCGCTAGAGTTGCTTTAGCACCAATGTCTTCGTCATAACCAAGATATGCTTTAGGAATTTTAAGTGCAGCAAAAAGTTTCTTCTGAATATACTCAACATCTTCAATAGCAGTTGTATTAGAACCTCCTGCAAGAGTTTCAATTCTAGTTCCGCTTTCACCACCACGAACAGGCAAGAAATAGTCCTCATCAACTGAAAGTGGGTTATATCTTAAGTCGACTTGTCCTGTGTTCTTGTCAACAACAGCGTTTCTCTTTAGAGAAGTTTGCGCTTGTTCAAGGTAATCAGCAATATTTTCTGGTGGGATATTACCTACGTCAATATAGAATACACGACGTTCTGGAGATCTAATTACACGGTAAACTAGCATTGCATCTTCAATTAATATAAGTTGACGCCAAACTCTTCTAGCACCTTCAAGCACAGAAGAACCGTATGGTAAAAATGCATCGCTACCTAGCAGTCTAAAGTGAGAAACTTGCCAGTTTTCTAAAACTCTATTTCCTTGTGTAACCCATCTAAATCTTACTGCACCAGGATCATCCGGGTCAAAGCCTTCTTCTCTTTCTATTTCTGAGATAGGAATAGGAAAACAGTTTATTACACCGTATTCTGGATGGATGTCATTAAACAAGAAAAAGTCTCCGTATTTACAGAGGTTTCTAACCCACATGACCAAGTTAAAATCAACGTTTAAAGTATCATAAAAAAGTTCGTTTAAAAGCTTTTTAATCATGGTATTTTCAGAATAGATGTTCAGTATATTACCTTCAACATCTGGCGAAACACATTCTTCAGCGTAAATATCTAAAGCAGAAGCTATTTCTGGTGTGCCTTCCATTTCTGAAAAGTCTGAATATCTTGCCATTCTATCGTATGATCCATAAGCTCTAAGCGTGCTATTGTAAACATCACTATGTGCTTTTTTAAATACTTCTAAAGAAGACTTAGAGTAAGACTTTTTTTCTATGTTTTTTATTTTTCTTCTAACAACAGGACCTGATCTAAATAAGTCCGTTAATTTTTTAAATAAATTACTGTTGTTTTTATCTGACATTTTATTTTCCTATTAACCAACTTAGGTCCCCTAAAGGATTTCTAGGCGTTGGTTGGCTATTTTTGTTTTCACTAAAGCTTGTTTGAGGCATAAACACAGGTATAAACGGGTTAACTGCGTTTTGATTATTATTATAGAAAGGAGAAATTACAGTTTTACTAATATTTGTATTATTTATTTCCATTCCTTTAAGAATAGCATCTGCTTGTTGTATCTGCGTTACATTATAAGTATTAGAATTACTATCTGCTAACCAACAGCCAATTGCTATTGACATAATTAAGTCGTCGTTATAACCTTTCATTGCAGTTATTTTTTTGCCATTCCAAATAAACGTTTTAAGCTCTTGATATAGTCTTTGAGAAAAAGTTTTTATTCTACCGTTTCTTAAACTTTCCTCTAAATTTGCAAGAATCTTGTCTCTACTTTCTTTACTAGTAGTAAATCCTGCTTTCGCAATATTGGTTGCATCACCATAAAGATATTGATATTTTTCTTTTTCTTTACTAAAATAGACGTTTTTATAACCTAAGTCAGCGAGCTTAACAAGCATAGTATAACCATAAGCATTATTTTCTGGACAGACCATTGCATTATTAAATCTTTTTGCAACATCATATACTAAAGATGCAAACTGGTCAGGTGGTATCTTTCCTTTAAATTCACAGTCAACTGACATGTCTCTGTTGTTAATTACGTGAAATGTTGAATAGTCACCACTGTCGCCTCTTGCAATATCTGCCGAAAGCGTATAATTAACTCCTTCTAAAGGGTAACCCCAATACCATATATTGTTATTAGGGCCACTTTTTTCTATAGGCTGTTTAGTTAACACTCTAATTTTTTCTAAAACATCGTTAGTAATGAAAGTATCACCTGAAGACGCAAAGTCACACAAGAGCTCTTGTGCAACCTGCTTTTGAGACATGTTTTTAGTTTCTTTTTCAAACCACTCATCATCTCTTTCAGGGTGAACATCCCACATGAGTTTTATAGGATTAAACTTGTTTTCTTTTCTTTCAGCTTTAGTGTATATTTCATGATATTGACCACCTACACCATTAGGAGTTGATAAAAGAATAGCACGTCCACCTGTTGATAGTGTAGGATATAGACCCATCCAAAGCTCATCAAAGTTTCTTACAAAAGCAGCCTCATCTACAATCAATAAAGAAAGTGCTTCTGAACGTCCTGCATCTTCAGAAGTTGGAACTGCCTTAATCTGAGAGCCGTTTGAAAATTCAACTTGTTGTTTGTTATTTGCTGTAATAATTGGTACTAATAACCAAGGTGGCATTGATTTTATGTATGTTTTTACTTTTCTAATAAAGTTTTGTGCAACTGCAAGTTTTGTCGCAATAATTAGAATGTTTTTGTCTTTATAAAAAACTGCTTGCCAAACAGCATATGCAGCAACTAAAGTTGATAAACCTAACTGTCTTGATTTAAGAATGATATTAAATCTGTGATCGTTAAATTGCTTTACACAGTCGTCCTGAAATGGGAACGTGTTAAATCTAATAAGCCCTCTAAGAGGATGCTGTATTTTTAAATATTTGTTCATAAAGTATGCTGGGTCTTTACCACACTTTATGATTTCAGATATTTGTCCGTTTTTAGATTTAACACTTGCCATTTATTTTACCTCGTACGAATATGTGCAAGTAAATTTTAACTTTCTAAAAGGACTAAATGGACTAACAGTCAATGTTTCAAAGTCACATTTATCATCAACTTTTTTTGCTGAAAGAGTTCTGCCAGCAGAGTTTTTAAATTCTTCTTTAATTGTCTTAAGACGTGCCTTAATCATTTCGTCTGCTTCTTTTTTAAGGTCTGCAATTTGCATATGCAAGTCACATTCTCTTGCAGAATTTAAAATCGTCATATAACTAACATGCATGCATTCTCCAACTAACTTTGCGACAGTTTTTCTAGATCCGTCTTCAGAATAGTTATTGTATACATTGTCAATTGCATTTCCTATGCTAACAACTAAATCATATTCCATGGTGTTTCCTTTTTTTTATTATATAATTATTAACTAATATTAGTTATTTATTTGGTCGCCAACCTTTATCCCATTTTTCTTTATTAGGATAATAGTATAAATCATAACAAGAATGACATATATTAAAGGACTTCATTTTTTCTACATCTTCAATTGTAGATATTAAAACCTTACAAAAACTACAGTCTAAAGATATCGGTGTATCACCGACAGGCCTAGTGAATTTTATGTTTTTATAATATGTTTCTTCTTCAAATTCATCAACTTTTTCCCATTTTTGATTAAGCACAGTAGACATAAGCATCTGCTCCTTTTTTAGTTATTTCAATGTTTTTATCAACTATATCTTTAATAGAATCAACATGTGATATTATTAAAATTGTCTTAAAATACTTTTTTAAGCTTGTTAGCAGTCTAGAACAAGCTTCTACGTTAGAGTCATCTAATGCTCCAAATCCTTCGTCAATAATAAAAATATTAGACTTAGGGAGCGAAGAAATATTAATAAGAGCTACTCTAATCGCTATTGAAGCAATCATTTTCTCCATTCCACTTGCACATTCGATTATTCTTTTTGAATCTCCATAGTCAATATAAACATTTAGACTTGTTCCATCATCTTCTAAGTTAATCGTAAAGGTAGCAACACCTGAAAGTATTTTGTTAATTTCTTTGTTAATTAAAGGTAGGCTATTATTAATTAACATTGCCGGGATTCCTTTTTTAGAAACTGCATATGAGAACAGATCGTATGTTTTCCACTTTTTGACAATGTCTAAATAATCTTCTTTTTCTTTTTCGTATGCAC